GAAAGAAGTGTTACCGCTTGTTAAATTAATGTCAAATTTATCGACTTCGAAAGAACAAGTGTCCAAAAAGGCTGTTTCCATGTTATGGGAACTCTCACCTGTCTACCTGAACCGTAGTTTCTACGTGAATAGAAACTATGATGTCGACGCTGAAGCATTAGCTTCTCTGTACGGCATAGTGTCAGATAGTGTGAGGAAAATTGAGGCCATGATCCGATCTGTAATTGAATTATATGTTTTATTCGGATTCACGGAACCTCAGAGGTGGCGTAAGGTCAAGTCGGGTGTAGTTCAACACTCTGCGACGGCAATTAAGTCTCAAAAGACCAACCATCTCATCTACAATACAGTTTTAAAGGTCTGTAAAGTAGAAAGTATCAACGGGGAAGGGAGCTGGGCGAAATTCTTTAAATGGAAGTTCGCTGCCTATTTTGCATATAAGATGCAACAGGATATACCTAAGAGACCGGATTTTGTTAAATCGGTTAATGGTCTCTGGTCACATAAGACCATCCTGGGCGGCTTCGGACGCGATTTTGAAAAACACTTAGAACGTGGGCGGAATATCGATCTCTTAATTGAGTCGGTAGGATGTTCATGGGTCCTTGAGTGTACTGCGTTCCGAGGCTTTGAGCCTTTCCTTGATACCTCTCAGCAGCTGAAGAAAGCTGCTCCTGACGTTCCTGAATCAATGGTTGAAAAATCCATTTCTGATACAGTCAAAGAACTGACAGGGGTGCCAAAAGTGTCTTTTCCTAAGACAATTACATTTGCACCTTTTCAGACGTTAAAGGTAACTGACACGAATCGGATCCTCTCGAATTATCCTGAGAGAATCTTTGAAATTAACAAAGAATCCGTTATTCGTGAACTTCAACGAACTGTTGATGAGATCTTCGAACATGAGTTCATTTCTTATGAAGATCTTGTTGAACCGTTCTTTCCAAGTACCTCTGCTAATTATATTATGAGTAGAAGTAACCTTGGATCCCTTGCCGTATTATACGACTATTGTTCATTCGGGAAAATGGGCGATGGAATTATGTTCGGTGAAGAACTACGACCATTAGTTCAAAGGGTAGCACCACATTATGGTGTGTTGGGGGATCAGGAGCAGAGGTCCTACGATCGTGAATTCGAGGCTGGTATAGAACCACCATCCGAAGAGCGAGTGATCGTTGTTGATCCAAGTCCATTGAAGACTATGTGGGAGGAGGAATACTGGAAGATCTGGGATCTTGCTAAAGTGGAAAAACCACTAGTTGAGGCTGTTGGCCTCCCAGAACCCTTGAAGGTTAGAGTGATCTCAAAAGGACCACCTCTCCTCTACACTGTACTAAAGCCAGTACAAAAGTGGCTTTGGTCTACACTCAAGAAGCATCCTGTTTTTGAATTAATAGGACGATACGTTGTTGAAGATGATATCAACCGTGTCCTGAGTGGGTTAAAGGATACCGAGGAAGTTACCTCGGGAGATTATGTTGCGTCAACCAACCGATTACATGGTTGGGTTTCGGAAACCATCAGTGACCGTATCATGCTCCGACTTGGTGAGAATATCCCCAAGAAGGACCTGGAAAAACTACCAGTTAACTACATGACGGATCTTAAAAGATTGATGAAAGTTGCCTTAACAAAGCACATTTTCATGGAAAATGACAAAGAAACACCCCAGACCGAAGGTCAGTTGATGGGTTCAATAGTTTCATTTCCAATCCTTTGTATAGCCAACGCTGCCTTATGCAGGATGGCTTTGGAAGGAGCTTCTCTAGAAAGAAGATCGAAACCCGTGGTATATCGGGTAACCCGCAATGGAGCGGGGAAGCCAGCACCTTTATTGGTTAATGGCGACGATTGTCTCCTCCGAGGACCCAAGCAAATTCTTCGTGAATGTTGGGAATCCATCTGCGCTTTCGCAGGTTTAGAGTCTTCAGTAGGAAAAACCTACTTCTCTTCATCATTTTGCACTATTAATTCTACCATCTTTAAAAATTGTGATGGTCATTGGAAAGAATCCAAGTATGTGAATTTAGGCTTAATGAAGGGTATGAAACGGATGGGTGCGGGAGCTAAGAAAAGCTATTGTCCGCAAGTTGGAATTCACCAACTGGGTGTGATTTGTCGCGAACTTAAGCGAACATGTCCCCCCTCACTCTGGCCCGTTGTGAAAAGACGTTTTATATATTATAATAAATTAGAGTTAAC